CCGAGTTCCTTGATCGCCTTCACCGACTCGCCGGTGCCCCCCGCCGCTTCCGCCAGCCGCCGCGTCATGCGCTGCAGGGCCATGTTCATCGTCGAGATGCCTACGCCCGACAGCTTGGCCGCGTGATGAAGCTCTTGCAGACGCTCGGCCTGAATGCCCAGGCGCCGTGAGGTCTTTGCCACGGTATCAAGTACAGCCATCTGGGACTTCACGAAGTACCCGATGGCCGCCACCCCAAAGGCACCGGCGAGCTTGCTCTTGAGACCGCCGAGCGCGCTACCCGTCTTCGCGACGCCCTTGCGGAATGTCCCGAGGTCCTTGCCCGCGCCGCGCATGCCGCTCTTAAATTGCTTGGTGTGCGCGACCAGTTGCACGGACAGTTTACCTACGGTTGTCGCCACGCTCCTGCTCCCGTTGCTTCCTGCTTTCCTGCGCCTCGCGGTGACGCCGCGCGATGCGTTCGATCACCGCTTTCATCTCTTCCTTCGATTGCCCGCCGCCCCCGTCGCGGCGGTCCCCGAACATCACGAACTGCTCGGCCGACGGCGGGCCCTTCTTGCCCGAGTGCGGCGCCAGGCAGGCCGACGCCACCACGCCGGCCCGCAGGTCCTTTCGGTACTCACCCCACGGCGAGATCCGGTAGTCGGCTTCCCACTCCCGCAACTGTGCGGCCGTCATGTCGCGGTACATTACCACTCGCGACGGGTAACCCAGCGTGCGAGCCAAGAGCAGGTGGAACCTCAGCCTTGGCTCGCGCTTTAGTTTTTTTCCTCTTGCTCCGTCTTCTCGACCTTCTCGGCCTCCCCCGGGTCGAACTCGTGCTTGCACTTCGGGCACACCACCAGCGTTTGTCCTACCCCGTTGTGTTTGTCACTGGCCTCGACGATCGCCTTGAGCATCGCCGGGTTCTTGCGGGCGAGCGATGCGGCGTCCCGCTCGAATTGTTCGGTGTCATCGCCAGTATCCGGGCACATGCGGTTGCCCGATTCGTCGCACAGGTAGAACGCCACCAGGTGCCCCGCGACGTCCGGGGCGTCATCGTCGGTCAGCTTGGGGATCCGCATTTCCAAATCGTGGGCCGTCAGCGTCCGCACGAAGACGTGCTCGCCCGGCGCCCACTCGTCCAGCTCGACCTTGCAGGTCGGCAGGTCCTCCAGCCCCAGTAGGGCCTGTTTAGTCAGCATCGTTGGTTCCTTTACGCGGCCGTAGGCCGAATGGATATCACGGTGGTCTTTGCGCCCCCTTCGCCGCCGCCGGCACGGACGCCGACCACCACGGCATTAGTAAACGTGCCCAATGAGCCGCCGTCGTTCCACGCGACCGTGGGGACCGCTTCGTCCCCGATGGCAAGCGTCGTGGTGCCCACGATCTCCCATTCCAGGGACTCATCGGGGATGCCCGGCTCGAACGTGTGCTCGGTATCGGCCGCTCCGGTTACGTCGGCCTCGGCTACCGAGGCGTCGTAGCTTATCGACACCAGCGGCGTCTGATCGGCGTCAGCCCACAGTACCGTTGATCCGTTAAATCCATCGTCTGACATAATTGGCCCCTTTCTTAGCTGGTGCTCTGGCCCTTGCGTTTGAAACTCAACGAACTCTCGATAGGCCCATCAAGCCGGCCGCTTACGGAAATGGAAGAGCAAAAACAGGCATCGGCCAGCGTGCCTTCGGTGCCGTCGTCAGGCCAGGCTACGGTTACCGCGTCGCCCTCGGCTCCGATCGTCACAACCGCCGGGCAACCCTTCACGTCGCAACTCACCGTATAGTCGGCGATGCCCGCCTCATAGTTTTTCGTTGCATCGGGCGAGCCCGAGACATCCACCTCCGCGCCCGTAATGTCCTCGCTGATATTCGTCAGCGGGCCGATCTCATCCGCGACACCGGCACCCGCTGGGTCCCACGTCAGCGTCGCTCCATTAAACCCGTCGCCTAAGTCAGCCATAGCGTGTCTCCCTTAGCTTGCCGCGTACTGAACAATGTATTCCTGTATCACGACGTAATCCCGGGCGTCCTGCCCCTCGTGCTCCGGCTCCGGCGCGTCGTAGTCGCCGGCCGGGTTGCATTGGTCGATCGTCGGCGTCCCGTCCGCATCGGTCCACCCGGCCAGGGCCGTTTGCACCGCCGCCGCCAATGCCTTCGCGCCCGGGTAGGTGCTGGCAATCGAGTTGATTTGCATCCGTGCCCAGGCCACGTTGACGCTCCCGGTCGAACAGCCGGGCCGGTCGGTGCCCACGCGCGCGAAGGTGATCGCCGGCAGCGCCGAACTCTGGTAACGCTGAACCGGGTAGATCCGCGTCGACACCAGGTCGGTCACCGCCGTGGTCGCCGCCAGCTTCGCGTATAGGCGTGTCTCAGGCACGGTATTTCCGCTTCCCTTTGGTGGCCTCGGCAATAGTGCCGTTCCAGAGGTATCGCGTGATGATCCCCTCGGCCTGCCGCTTGTGCGCCTCGAATGCCGGACGCATAAACGGATAGGCCGGCGCGCTGCCCCGTGGCCCGGTGTGGCCGCCTTCAAGTAGGTGCGCGTACTTCGCCGGGTTGATGTAGCGCAGCTTCGCGCCGCCGGCCTCCATCTCGCCCGCCTTCTTCTTTCCGATGAAACGGAATGCGCCCTTCTTCGTGACACGCACCGCGCGCCTCTGGCTCTTCGGACCGATGACCAGAACAAACGTGGAACCCCTGTTGTACGTCTTCCGCTTGATGATAATGCTCTTGGCCAGCAGCCCCGTCAGGCGATGCGCTTGCGCGTTCCGGACGATGGCTGCCTTGATCGGCGACGCCCCGGCGTTCATCGCCTTGGCCAGCACCTTGCGCTGAATCTTGCCGGGCAGGTCAGCCAGCATGCGCAGCAGTTCCTTGTCCCCGGTCAGGTCAATCTGATTCCAGCGAATCGCTGGCAGTGGGTTGCTTCCGAATCCCATCAGACTTGCTCCGCGCACGTCAGCAGAAGCTCGATGTGCCGTTCGTCCGGGTCGATCGGCGGCCCGGTCAGGTATAGGTAGCGGCCATCGTGCAGGACCCGCATGGCCGCCGTGACGCCCGACGTGTAGCGAATCCGTACCAGGTGCGTCATCGTCTCCTGTAACATCCGGGCGCGCTCGAATTCACGGCTCGTCTGGGGCACGATTTCCGCATGGGTTTTGTAGTAGGTGCCCCAGGTTGTCGAACGCTCCCCGTAGTCGCCGGTCGCGCCCTCGGTCGGCTGCTGAATCACGATGTTGTGCCGCAATCGGCCCGCGCGAATCATGCGTAAAATGTCCTCACCTTGTAGGGTGTCAGCAGGGCGTTGACCGTATCGGGAATCGTGGTGACGATCGTCCCCGACAGGATGTGCTCGCGGTTCTCGTTCCAGCTCCCCACCAGCAACTTGATCGCGTGCTTGAGTTGATAGGGCACCGCCGCGGCCGTGGCGTACCCGGCGACCAGCCGCACGATCACCGCGTCGGGGTGCAGCCGTACATCGGTCGGCCAGTTCTGGTTGTACTTCCGCCGCACAATCCCCACGCCGTTATCCTCACCCAGCTCGTAGACGGTCGCCGCACACGTCTGGGTGTCGCCGTCGGGGTCGAGGTACGTGACGCTCGTGACACTTGAGGTCGGCGGCAGACGCAGGACAAGCGGGTCGGCGAAGCAGTCGAAGTACTGATCCCACGTCTGCAAGCAGATCGCGCGGCGGGTGATCGTCTCGACCCGCTGCCTGGCCGCCATGCCCAAGGCGGCCAGGTCCCTCGTCGTATCGGCGTCGGCCTCAGTGATCCGGCAATGGCTTTTGAGTTCCTCACCCGATACCGGCTCGACCGTGGCGGCCGTCTGGATTGTCATCTTGGCCATTACTCACCTGCATTGCGCGATCGTCCTCGTTACAGTTGCGTTCTCCACCAGGACAGTCCCGAGGTGAACGTGTCGCCGACCAGGCTGGACACGACCTGCACGCTGATGCCGTGGTTCGGCGGAACGACCAGGCGACCGTTGCACTCCCATTCGGCAATACCTTGCGGCGTGATGCCGGTCTCGGAAATCGACCCCTCGCGACCGCACGGGAACCATCCGTCGTCGAGCACGGTTGCCGCCACGTCCACAACGACGGTGCTGTTATTTGGCTCGCGACCGTCGCCGGTCCCGCGGAGCGTGGTGATGTCGTTCGTCGGCTTGGTCATCTCCAGGTGGAGGCAATACCACATGCCGAAAAAGTCCTTAACCGCCGTGCTGACCAGGTTGTGGGTGAAGATCCGGTCGATCACCAGGCTCTTGCCGCCGTGGTTCTCACCGTTCCACACCGTGATCGCTGAGACGGTGTCCGGCCGGATGACCACGGCCGCCGTGGCGGTGGTCTGAATCGCGCTCTCATGCTCGCCGGCCATCCGTGCGAGGCCGAGCGGGCCCTGGGTATTGAGCAACTCTTGCAGCAACTCGTCGGTCTGCGTACTCATCGCGTTTTCTCCTCGTGCCCTCGTTGTCGGGCATCACTAGGAAACCTCTTCCTCCCACAGATGCTCCTCGTGACCACGATGAGTGGCCGCGAGTTGTGCGAGTATCTGCTGATTCAAGTCGATTAGTTGCGCGAGCAGCGGTTCGATCGTCTGATCTTGCCGCACCCACGGCCAGGAGCCGGTCCAGATGTACCGCGCCCCCGTATCGGTTTCGGTGAACGTCGAGCCGACCCGCGGCAGTTGCAGGGGCTCGCCGACTGCCGCCCGGTCGTGCCCGGGCTTGGTGTCGGTGGACAAGCCGCGGAACCGCGTGATCGCACCCTCGGAGGTGTATGCCATAGCTAGCTCCTGTTAGGTTGCCAAGGCGCCGGCGACGCCGCCTTCCTCCGCGTACTCATTCGCCGCCAGGTTGCCACCGTGGACACAGTAGCCGCCGTCGATCGAGGTCAGGCAATCGCCGTCGTCGCCAAGATAGATCAGGTTATTGCAGATCCATCCCGTCGAGTTGCCATAAAGGTCGATGGCCCCGGCCAGGTCGGTGCCGGCCGTGGTATGGTTGGCAATCCGGTTGTTGGAAATGTCGACGCCCAGACAGGCCGCGGTAGTGGCCGAGATTGCCGACACACTGAACAGCCCGTTGATATTGTTGTTCGTGATGACCGCTCGGTTGACCGCCCCCACAATCTCGATGCACTCCGTCGCCTGGGTGACGCCGTCGAACGTGCAGCCGTCGATCAGCAGATCATCGGCAGCGTTGGTCGTCAGGATACAGATCAAGAAGTTCTCGGCGGTCGTGTTCTCCAGAAATTGACAACCGCGGAATTCAACGCCGGCGCCAGTCACGTTGAAGCCCTTGGCAACGTCCGCATGACCCGATGAGAACGCGATGTTCTGGAACACCACATCGGCAGCCGTCACGCTGACATAGGTGTCGGCGAAGCCGTCGATGAGGATCTGCGGCTTGAGCGTCTGCCCGCCAAGCCCGATGTTCTTGAGCCCCGCGAGTGCAAACGTTAGGGCCGCCGCGCCGGTCACGC